AACAAATGCAACAAGCAAAACAAGCTCAAGCTTTAGCTCCTTTTGTTGGTGGAAATCAAGATCTTGCAAATAAACTAATGAGTTTGCCAGAGAAAGAACGTTTTGCTATTTTACAAAATTTGCCAGGACAGGGTGTTTTAGGTGCTGGACAACAACAAGGTGGATTAGGTGTTTTAGCTGGACAAGGTGGGAATTTATTTCAAACCCCATTAAGTCCTTATCAAAGTCAAATGATACAGCAAAAAGAAAGATCAGCACTTGCTAAAGAAGAAGCTAATAAGTTAACTTTGTCTCGTCAACAAGCTAAAGATTCTAATCTTTTTTATAAAGAAAATATTCAACCAGCAGTAGAAGAAGCTAAAGCAGCTGAAAAAGTTAATAATAGATTAAAGCAGATGGTAACTCAATCTAAAGGTATAAACTTTTATGATCGTATTGCTGAAGTTGGCAAAAAAATTCCTTATATAGGATCTTTTTTTACTTATACACAATCTACTAATGCTACTGATGCTGTAAAAAATAAAGCAAAATTTATTGAAGATATCAGAAAACAATTTGTAGGCAAGATTTCAAATCAACAATTAGATGCTTATTTAGCGCAGTTTCCAGATGTATTACAAATGAATGAAGATCAAGTTAAATCATTGGTTGATTCGCTTGTAGCATTAAATGACCAAGTTATACAAAATTCTAAAATAAAACGAGAAGTATTTAGTAATAATCCAAATATAAGCTTGTCTCAATTAAATGATGAAGTTGATGCTTATTTGAATCAACCACAGCAATCACAACAAATGCAAGTTGATCAAATGCAACCTCAACAAATGCAACCTCAACAAATGCAACCTCAACAAATGCAAGAGCAGCCACAAGTAACATCAGAGGCACCTTTGTCTTTTGAAAACAAGCCTAGAGGTGCTGGTAATGTTTTTGAAGATGTTATTAAACCGATATATGAAAAAGGATTTGTTAATCCAACAATGACTGCATTACAAACTATTCTTCCAAATATTGCAAGAATAGGTGACCAAGTAAATAAAGTTACCCAATATATTCCAGAAGGAAATATAAAAAGTTTTATTCAAAAAATAAGACAAACATTTGCTCCTACAACAAAAGAAGCTGAAAATGTTTTAAAAAATTTAGGTGTAACAGACGAACAAATTAAAAATCCTGAAGTTCTTGTAAAAACTTTAAAAGATTCTTTACCATATGTTGCCCCTTTATTAGTACCCTATGCAGGAGGTCTTACAGGTACATTAAAAGGAATTGCTACACTTGCAACCGCAGCAGCTGGATCAATGGCGGGTAGTGCTGTTGGTGGAAAAATAGGCGAGCTTGGTGCTGGTAAAGCAGGTAAAGATATCGGAGAAGTTATAGGCGGACTTGGAGGAGGCTTTGCTGCTTCAAAAGCTGTTTCAAAAGGTGGTCAGTATTTAGCTGAAAGAAAAGCTAAAAAACAATTTATAAAAGAACAAGTTCCAATAGAAATAGAAAAAGAAAGACAAGCACCAGCAATATTAGAAGCAGAAAAAAATAAGTTGGATAAAAATTTATTAGAATTTAAAAAAGCTGAAGCTCCTAAACAAAAAGAATTTAGTTCTAGATATGAAAAAGCTGATAAGTTACTAAAAGTAGATAAAAAACTTTCAAAAGAATCAGCTAATAAATTGAAACAAGAATTATTAAATATAAATAATGAAGCTAGCAACCTTGGTCAACAAAATAAACAAGTTGATCAAATAATTGAAAATGTTAATTATAACGATATTGAAGGGTTAGTAAAAGCTAAAAAAATCTTAGGAAATTTAGCAGAAAAAGCACCATATAGTCAAAGAGATTATATATACAATGTTCAAGATGCAATAAAAAATACAATTAATAATAATGCAAATCTTGAATATTTAAAAGCAATTACACCAATCAATAAAGATTATGCAGCATTTAAAAATGAATACAGCAAGAAAAATCTTTCTATTTTAAAAGATGAAATTAAAGTTGGAAAAAAACAATTACAAAACAACTTTGATTCAAATAAATCAAATTTTGAAGCAACAATAAAAGCTATAGATAAAGATGGTGGGCTTGTAAAAGAACTTAAAGATTTAGGTATTGCTGGTGGAGTTAGTGCATTTTTTGGAAAAGGAGCAGGAATTGCTACCAAAATTGGTACATCATTATATAAAAGTAATCAAAAAACTTTAAACAAACTTGTAGCATTAGAAAAAACAAATCCTGAAGCTTATTCTAATTTTTTAGATACATTAAATAAACAAGTAGAAAAACCTTCAGTTCAAAATTTAAAAGCAGCAAAAAATGCAATAAAAGCATTATTTTTATTAAATAAATAAATCAGGGGACGAAAAGTCCCCTTTTATATATCGTATTTTGTGTCTTCTCTAATTGCCTTAATAATAGCGTTATTCAGCCAAAGATTCATAGTCATGTTTCTTTTGGCTGCTAACATTTTTATTTCTTTATGCGTTTCAGGACTAACTTCAGTTGCTAACATATGTCTTATTCTGAGTGGTTTTTCTTGAATATCCAATATAACACCTGTTCTTTTTTTCTAAATTGTTCTACGTCAAAAACTTCTGCTAAGGCTTTATAATCTATTGCCGCTTTTCTAAACTCTTTTATATATACAAAATTAGCAGTTGTATAACTATTGTTATCTATCAATAACCGTAAGTCTTTTATTATTATTTCTTTTTGCTCTTCTAAAGCTTTAATTTGATTATTGATTTCATGTAATTTATGACCCAATATATCAAACCGTATATCCATTTGTTTTTTGCTTAACATTTTAAACCTATCTAATTACATTATGTTAACATGTTAACTTTTTAACCAATGATTGTCAAATAAAAAATATAATATAGTGTTAGTTTTATTTTGTTGGAGTTTTTATGTCAGTTAAAGTTTCTCGTGCTAATTCTTTGTATGGTTATCCTAGTCCTCAAAGTAACCAATTTTTAGATCCTATTGTTACTAATCGTGCTCCTCTTACATCTGATAGAGGTATAGCTGGTCAAGTATGGGTTGATCAAACTAACAATCTTGCTTATATGTTTAACAAAAACAGTGCAGGTTTGGCTCAATGGATTCAGTTTACAGTTAATGGTGGAGCTGGTGTGTTTTCAAGTTTGACTGTTACTGGTGCATTAACTCAAACTGCTGGAACTGTTAATATCTCTGCTGATGCAGCAGTTGCGGCAGTAAATATTGCTACTGGTGCAGCAGCTAAAACTTTAACTCTTGGCTCTGCTACTGCTGGTTCAGTAACAAACGTCAACAGTAATTTAGTTATTGCTACAGCTGGTAAAGGGTTAACTATAAACGGTGGAGCAGCCACTGATACTATTGGTCAAGCTACTTTAATAGCTGGTGTTGCTACTGTTTTAAATACTAATATTGCAGCAAATGACAGAATATTTATTTCTCGTAGAACTACTGGTGGAGCAGTTATAGGTAATTTAACTTATGTTATAAATGCTGGAGTTAGCTTTGTTGTAAGTTCTTTTGATGATGATGGTGTGACAGCAACTATTACAGATGTTGGAAGTTTTGATTATCTAATAGTAAGACAAAGCTAGTTTAAAAAGTTGAGCTTCGTTACTCCTTTCTCATAGCGTTTTGTATATTGCTTGTAGTATATAAAACGCTATGATTTTTATACACCAATATTAAGTTAGGATTTTATGGAAATTTTACATTACGTCAGTATTCAGATCAAAAAAACAAGTAAAGAAGGCAAAGAATATGTTTTTAGCTTTCTTATCCCAAATGGTACAACATGGGGAGACTCTATTGATGCGGCTTATGAAGTGCTTGAAGAAGTTCATAAAGAAAGCAAAAGAGCTATTGAACAAGTAAAACCAATAAAAACTGAAGTGGTAGAATAATGGCACAAAATTCAGTTAAAGCTATTGATCTTACTATTGTTAATTCTGCTGCTATTCCTGCTGCTTATGCTGCTGTAGCTGACGTAGTTATTGAAAAAGCATTATTCTATATTCGAATAGTAAACGATGCTACTACAGCAATAACTATTAGTTATAACGGTATTGATGATCATGAATATATAGCCCCAAATAGTTTTTTTGAACTTAATGCTCAAGCTAATTCTCAACCAAATAATCAAGTATGTTTATTTTCAGTAAATTCTACTGTTTTTATTAAGGGTGTGGCTGGAGTAGGCTCAATTTCTATTTCAGGTTATTACGTATAAGGATAATTATGGGAAATTTATTAAGCTCAATGAGAGCAAAATTTGAAACCTTAAGAACTTTAGCATTTGGTTCTATTGCTAATTTAACTTATACAGCAGTTGGTGCTTCTTTTGCAAATCCTATTAGAATATTAAAAATATCTAATACTACTGATATTGATGTTTTTATATCTTTTGACGGTGTAACTAATATAGATGTTGTAGTAGCTAATGGTTTTGTTTTATATGATCTCTCAACTAATAAATCTAATCAAGTTGGTGTTTTAGAGATACCATCAGGTTCAAAAATTTATGTAATAAGAGGAGCTGTGGCAGCAACTAGCGGCAATATTTATGTAACCACAATTTATGCTTCACAAACTTAGGGGTTAATATGTCACAAAGTGGAGTTTTAAATAGAGGTGTTTACCCGCCAGGCACGGTAGTAACCAAACTGAGTCCAAGTGCTGGCACTATTCCAGTCGTACCAGATTTTGCCAATAATATTAATTTATTTAGTGGTAATAACATTACTACAACAGGTACTGGTGCAAACACCATAGGCTTTTCTTTAACTGGTACAACAGATCATTGTTTACAAGTTGGAAATGTCACTGGTAGTTTAACATCTCTTGCTGCTGCAACTGATGGACAAATACCAATTGGCAGCACTGGCGTAGATCCTGTAATAGCTACAATTACAGCTGGTACTAATATAACTATTACTAATGGCCCAGGTTCAATTACTATTAGCGGCAGCACTTCACCTATTTTAGATTATGTAAGCGTTGATTATCCAGCTTCTCCATATACTGCTTTAGTAAGTAATTTGTTTGTATCATGCGATGTAACAGGTGGTGATATTACTATCTTACTTCCTAATGCACCTACTGTTGGTGAATATTGGATAGTAAAAGATAGATTAGGTTTATCAAATACTAATAATATTACCGTAACTACTGTAGGCGGTGCTGTTTTGCTTGATGGAGCAGATACTTTTGTTATAAATCTTGCTTATGGTTCTAATCAATTTATTTTTAACGGTACAAGCTATGAGGTATTCTGATGGCTTATAATAGTTTTATTAACAAACAAGTTAATGCAAATCAACCAATTTTTCAGTTTAAAAAAGATCGTAATAATACAACTGTAGTAGTTGCTGATGGATTAGGAAATATTCAGTTTCAAGGCTTTGATGGTACAAATTATTTGACAACTAGTCAGATATTATCCGTTGCTAGTGGTACTATTGCTGCAAATAGAATAGGTTCTAATTTAGAATTCTACACTCATCCTGATAGTGTAACAGCTAGTACTCAATGCATGGTTATTGAATCTACTGGTCAAGTTCAAATAAACAACCCGTCAAGTAATGTAGCTTCATTGTTTGTAACAAACGATCAATCTACACCTAATATTAGTTTACGAACAGCAAACGCTACGGCAGCTAATTCGCCTCATATTCATTTTACACGTAGTCGAGCAGGTATAGCAGATGTTCTAGCTGCTGACGATCTAGGAAGATTAGAATTTAGAGGGTATCAGGGCGGTGTTGCAATTGAAGCTGCTACTATAAGATCACAAGCTGAAACTGTAAATGGTGCGTCTGTTAGTGGTAATTTTCAATTTTTAACACGTCCTACTTCATATGCTGCATTAGCTACCAGAATGAATATTTCGGCTGATGGTGCAGTATCTATATTAAATACAGTTGCTGGTAATATAGCATTAACTGTTAATGCTACAGCTACTGGTGGAGTTGAAGTACAGCAAAACGCTGCCGCAAACGCAGGTATGAGAATTTATACGTCTCTTGGAAATATTAACGGACCTAGATTCGAAATGCTTAAAAGTAGATCAGGCGGAAACGTAGTTGCTAATGATAATATAGGTCAATTTGTAGCTTATGGGTATCAAACTGGTTATCAATATGCTGCTCAAATTGTTTTTAAAGCAGAATCTGTAGCAGCTAGCAGAGTGTCTGGGGCAATATCGTTTTGGACAAACAGCACAGCTTCAGCAAATGCCGTTCGTTTAAATATTTCGGCTGATGGTAATGTTACAATTAGTAACCCTGCTTCAGGAGTAGCACTTACAATAGTAGGTGGAGGTGAAACTATTACAGCTGGTAATTTATTACTATCTGCTGGTAACGTTAATATCCCCGCAACAACTTCTGCGGTAGGTCAATATCAAATAGCAGGGCAAACAGCTTTGCATGCTTATGGTACTAATAATATTTTTGCTGGTGCTTCTTGTGGTAATTTTACAGGTTCAGGCACAGTAAACACAGCGGTTGGTCAAGGTTCATTTTTTTCATTTACGACAGGTTCACAAAATACCCTTGTAGGTCATGGCACAGGTCAATCCATCACCACAGGAAACTACAATGTTGGTTTAGGGTATTGGTCAGCTATAAATACTGGTGCAGGTAATAGTAATATCTGTATTAATAACTTTGGAGCCGTAGAATCAAATACGTTACGGATTGGTTCTGCTACAGGTGCTGGTAATCAACAATTAAATAGAGCATTTATTTGTGGAATAGATGGTGTAAACGTAGGCTCAGTAGCTAAAGTAGTCACTATGGCTAGTGACCAGCTTGGTACAGCCACTATAACCGCAGGCACTGGTATATTAGTTACGCCTACAGCAAATACAATAACTATCTCCACAACTAACGGTATCTCATGGGTTGAAGTTACTGTCACAACACAAGCTATGGCTGTTGATACTGGTTATATTGCTAACAACGTTGCTTTAGTAACTTTGACATTACCAACTGTTGCCGTAGTCGGTGATAGAGTGAGGGTAGCTGGAAAAGGAGCTGGATTATGGTTAATAGCTCAAAATGCTGGACAAGTTATTCATTTTGGTTCTATGGACACAACTGTAGGAGTTGGTGGGTCTTTAGCAGCTATTTTACGCTATGATTGTGTTGAACTTTTATGTATAACAGCTAATACAGATTGGGTAGTTTTATCTTCTGTCGGTAACTTAACGGTGGTATAATGGCAAATAATAATAGTTTAAATAATACAAGTTATGGGTTTACTCTTCCAAGTTTAAATCTTAACTTTACTTCAACCGCTCAAAGAATCACTGGTGATATGTCTAACGCAACGCACGCCAACAGACTATCTTTTCAAACTAACGTAGTAAATGGAGCAACTTCTCCATTTATTATACCAAATGGTTCTGGAACTATAGGTCAGATAGTTGTTGCTAACGCTAGTAACCCAACAGATTCTGCTTTTGGGTCATTACAAGTAGATGCAGCTTCAGTTAAATTAGTTAGTAATGTTCTTGGTCTTGGTGTACAGCTTCCCATAGAGATAAGAATAGGTCTTATTTCTGCTATTGATATAAATACATCTAGAGCTGTCTCCATAGCAAATACAAGCGCTGGCGTGCCTTTAACCATAACAGGAACAAATGCAGGTGGTTTAACAGTTAGTCAAGCTACTAGTGGTGCTTCAAATATTGGTATATTTCAAAGTAGTGCTACTGCTGAACCACCTTATATTAATTTTTTTAAAAGTAGGTCAGGCGGAAATATAAACGCTGCTGATGGATTAGGTAATGTCAGGTTTTTTGGGTTTGCAACTGCTAACCAAGTTGCTGCTCAGATTACATGTACTGCGGAGAGTATTGGTGCGACTAGGGTATCAGGGTCAATTGCAGTATGGACGACTAATACTGCTGGAACAACAAGTCCCCGTTTAAATATTTCTGCTGATGGTGCAGTAAGTATACCAGCAACTGTCGCTGGAAACGTGCCCTTAACAATTACTGGGACTAATGCTGGCGGATTAGTAGTCAATCAAGCTACTGGTGGCGTCGCAAGTATTTATTGTGTTCAAAGTAGTGCCGATGTTCAACCAGTTTATATTAATAGTTATAAAAATAGAGCAGGCGGAAACATAAACGCTGGTGATATTTTATATCAAAGTCAGGTTTTTGGTTTTGCTACTGCTTATCAAGTTGCTGCTCAATCCAGATGTTACGCCGAGAGTATTGGAGCTGCACGAGTTTCAGGTGCTTTTGACTGGTTTACGACTAGCACTGCTGGAGTATCTGGTCAGCGTTTATATATTAGTTCCGATGGTGCTTTAGTAATAAATACTCCTGCTGCAGCTCTCACAGCCCTGACAGTAAATGGATTTAACACTGCTGGCACTTATGCTCAACAAATTAATGCGGTTACACCAGGTGCTCAATTTTCTGCGTTTAGAGCTTTAAATAATACTGCTACAGCTGGTAGTTCATGCTTGATTGAGTGTAGCGTTACTGGTCAAGCTGCTACAGGCGGAGACCCTTTTTTAAGATTTGTAAACTATGGTACTAATGGAGTAAGTCTCGGTCTAGACACTAGTGCTAACCAGTTTTCTATGTCTAAAACATTTTTAGGAGATGGAAATACCTTCTTGACTTTTGATAATGCTACAAACCAAATAAATCTGCCCTTGCAATGTAGTTTTATGGCTGAAGTATCTGTTGCTATTCCAAACGTAACTGGTAACGGTGCAGCTTATAATGTTATTTTTAATTCAGAAAGATTTGATGTAAGTAATTCATATAATAATGCAACTGGTATATTTACTGCACCGAAAACAGGAAAATATTTGTTTTCTGGGTCATTAAGAATTTCAGGGTTAACTGCATTAATGACATATGCACAAGTTGTACTTGTAAACTCAGGAGGAAATTTATTATTTGGTATAAATAATATTGGTTTAATCCGTTCTGTAACAACGGCTGCCGATAACTGTTGCATACCTTTTTCAGCAGTTGTTTCTATGACTGCTGGTGATGCAACATTTATTCAAGTTATCATTTTTAATGGAGCTGGCAACACCGCAGGTATAGCAATATCCACAAGTTTTTGGAGTGGTCAATTATTAAGTTAGGAAAATATTATGAAATTTTATGTCGATTCAGTTTGTGTTTTAGAATTATCGCCTGTTCAAGAAAAAATAATATTAGATAGCGTACCAGCTGATATATTTGTTAGCGATATTCAACGCCGAGTAAATTGAGTTATTACTCAAAAACTAGATGGGTCTTTTGATAGTTTATTCCAACACTGGTTACCTATTTTACAAACTCGCTATGACAGCTTACCTTCTAAGTCTGAACCATTTGCAGAGTTAGTATTTAGCCAGCCAGATTATAAACCATCTGTAGGGGTACCAGTTAATGAGTAACTCTTTAGGCGGTCGCCAAGGTACTAGCTACCTTGGTACTAACGCCGCATCACCACCAAATTGGACATTTCATGCAGACAGTCCAACTATTTACAATTCACAGAATTTCTCTTTAGGAGACATGTGGCTTAATACAACTTTACAAGATGCTTTTGTATTAACTAGTTTAGCTTTTAATCCTATTAGTAATGTAAGAGAAGCTGTTTGGTTTCAGTTTGCAAACGGACCACAAACAGGTACAATTAATCAGCTTATAGCTGCTGATGGTACTATAGCTAACCCTTTAAACGGTCAGATTACATTTCCTAATGCTGTTATAACAGCTAATACTAATCCAGTTAGTAACATTTTAACATCTGTTCAGCCTAATAATGGCAGTGATTTTTTAATAAATCTAACCCCACAGATAAGTTTAAGAAATGATGTTAACGGGGTAGATTCTATAACTTTAGAACATATATCAGTTTCTGGTGGGGCTTGGAACTCAACTCTAAAGTTTTTACGTGCTGATGGAACTATAGCAGCTCCAACAGCTGTATCTAATAATTTTGGATTAGGTAGCATAAGGTGGTTTGGATATACAGGTAGTGGTTATACAGGAACGCCCTCAGCATGTATAAAAGCAATTGTTAAAGGCGTTGTTGTAGACAATGCTAATCCTGTATTAAGTGCCGTACCTACTTGTTTAGCTTTTGCTGTTTCTGAAACTCAGTTAACAGTACCGTTTGATTTAAGCTCTCTAGATCTAAAGCTACAAATCGATCCAGATGGGCAAGTGTATGTTAAAAATGGTACATTTGTGCCTATAGTACCACATGACCCTCTTACTTATTATGCAAACGCAGCCTTACATGTTACTTCTCCTACTTTATTGTCAGGTGGAGTGGGTACATGTATAAAAACAACTCAGCATACTGGTGCACAATTTTCTTTGTATAGTGTTCAGGACTCTGATGATGTACAAGGTGTAATTTATACTACTGACAAAAGTAACGCTGCAAATGATGTAATACCAAATAATGTTTTATGGCAAATTTATAATAGAGGACAGCTTAATGGTGCTCAAGTAACTGCAACCTCTATGAGATCTATTGTTGAAAGCATTACTGGCGTTGCACCTTTAGCAACTATAAACGCTGGATTTGATTGGTGGACGACTGCAAATGGTGTCCTTCTTCCAAAGTTAAAGCTTACATCCGCAGGTATGCTAAACTTTTTTCTAGAAGGAATAGGTATAGGCATAAAAACGGGTCTCAATCCAAAACTAGGAACAGGTACATTGACTGGAGGAACTGTAACGATTGCTAATACTAGTATTAATAATAATGCTACATATGTATCTAAAATATTTTTACAACGTACTGATCTTAATGCATCAGGTGCTATAGGTAATCTATGTGTTACTGCTATTGTAAATGCTACTAGCTTTACGGTTACTTCTATATCTGATGCAGCAGGTCCAGTGGGGTTAGACAATTCTAGTTTTAGTTATTTTATAGTAGAGGAACTACAATGATATTAGCTTTATGGATGAAGATATGCTTAGCAGTTACTTTGATAGGAAGCTTTGCAGGTATAAAATATTACTTTCCTAATTACAAAGATGACAACATCATCGAAGAAAAACTAGAAGAATTAATAAAAGACCAAACAGGTTTAGACGTTGACATGACGCCTTTGTCTGCTGAGTAAATAAAAAGTACCATGTAATTTCTGACCTCCATGGTCATTTTTACATGGTACTTTTCACCACACATGGTTATTTTGATCGGTTAGAATAATCTTCGTGTATCTTTTTAATCTTAAAGATCTTGTTTTTAGCCTTGTGATATTCCTCTTTAGGTAAATCAGCCAGCGTTTCTATCTTGTAGCACTCAAGTATGTCTTCACAAATAGACTCATAACCGTCTAGTTCTATTAATAACTCTTGATACTGGTCTTTATTAATAGTCGTCTCACGATCAACCAAGAGCTTCGCTTTACCGTCCTTTGGTTTTCGTACTTCTTCTATTAATTGCTGCTCGCTCAGTTCATCTGTGTTGTCGTCAAAAGCATAGGCGTCATTCTGTGACGGAGCTATGCCTAAAATCATTAACGCTTGAATACGTTTATTGATTTCTAGGATATTTGCTGTTGCTCTTAGGTTTTTACCTGTAACTATTCTAGCGGTAGACCAGATAGACTGACCAGATAAATGGGCCAGCACTGTTTTAAGAATGGTTTGATCTTCTACTAGCTCTATGAATTGATAAAAAGCAATTCCATTAGTAGATAAACTTTCTCTTACAGCCTCTAGGATTGATTGCAGGTTTGCGTATTTACCTGAAGCCGAGTGTTCATTAGAGATAAGCTTTTTATAAGAGCCTTGAGCTTTTGCCAAGGCTTCCATAATTAAATTAATTTCCACTGCTTGGGTCTATAATTATTGATTGTTCATCTGTTGCAGCTACTTGTGTGGCACCAGCTGTTTTAAGAGTTGAGATAAACTCATCAAATGAATTGATATTGTTTTTAGAATAATCATTTCTTTGGGTTACAAAGTAAAAGAAAATATATAGTTCATTATATTTTTTCTGTAACTCTTCAAGAATACTATTTACTTCTTTTAAAGTTTCTTCGTCTAACATTTTGCCACGATACTCATTAAATTTGTCATGAAGTTTTAAGTACTCACTGAATTCTTCATTTATTTTGCTGTCTAAAGCAAATACTAAATCTTTAATAGATAAGTTTTCCGCAAGGTTATTGATTTCTAATTCCATCTTCATACCTTTTTAATTGTTCTTTGTTAAATATATTTTTATACAAAATTATTTCTAGTTCGTCAAAGATCAAAATCATTTTAAAATATTCTTCTATAAACATTGTATTGACTTTCATTATAAAACAATTATTATTATATATAACATTAAAAACTAAAAAGGTAAACAATTTATGTTTATAGGTAGGACAGAGATTACAAGAGAAGAATTTGAAAGAAATAAAGAATTAACTAAAAGAATGTATTCATTGATTGAAAAACATAGAACTGATTGTTTTTTATCTGCTCATTATATTTGTGCTGATATAGGTATTAGTTATAGAACTTATATGGGTTTAAATGGTGAAGATAGATATACAGTAATTTTTACTTTAAGAAAAATAAAAAACTTTTTAGATAAACACGGATTGAGCTTATGATGATTGAACTATTAAAAGCATTTCTTCAAGCTAAGCAAAGCTTCCTTGAACCGGCAAAAAATGGTAAGTCTAATTACAAGCCTTTTTCTACGGTAGAGGATATAAATAATGCTACATTTAAAGCGCTGTCAGCTAACAACCTTATTATTATACCTAGTGTTAAAGATAATATCTTGTCTGTAAGGCTTTATCATACGCTTACAGGTCAATGGATAGAAGAGTGTAGAGCTTTAGTTTCAGAAAAGCCAGGTAATCAAGCCATAGGTTCAGCTAATACTTACATGCTACGTTACGCCTTAAAGAACTTACTTAATATTTGTGGTAATGATGACGAAGATGAGGCACAAGGAGAACAGGATCACGTTGACCAAATAACTAAAGTAAAACAATATATTATAAAAAATAATATGTTGGACAGCATCAAAGAAAAGTTTAATATTGATTTTGTTTCTGAAAAATTACAAGTAGAAGAATCTAAACTTGTTGAAATAATAAAATTTATAAAATCAAAAAAAGAGACTAAGAATGTTTAATACTATAACGATATTTGGTAACTTGGTTCGTGATGTTGAATTAAAAGTAATAAGAGATGATTTATCTGTAGCTAAGTTTTCTATAGCTCATTCTAAAGGTATAAAACAAAAAGATGGTACTTGGAAAAACGAAGCTACTTTTATTGATTGTGTTTATTTTAGCGATAAAGTTAAAAATCTTACTAAAGGCACTGGTGTAATAATTACTGGACACCTTAAGCAAGAGAACTGGGTACACGCTGAGACAGGCGTAAACAAATCTAAACTAGTTATTATGGTTGAAGATGTTTTAGTTGCTTCTAAGATAACCTCGTTTAGAAATTCAGACAATGAAACAACAACTTCAAAAGAATTTGAGCAGCTAGAAGCCTCCAAGTTTAATAAAATAAATAAAATGTTAGAATCTATTGAGTTAGACGTGGCTCCCTCAAGCGAGTTACCATTTTAAATACAGGGAATCGAAGACGATTCTAGGAGTTGATATGTGTCACTTAAATTTAAAAGAGTATTTATTTGTTGGTTTTATTTTGATAGTGATATTTGGTGTAGCAATACATCTTTATTTGAAGAAATAAATAAATTTACTAAATATTTAAAAATGCTATGTTAAGCTAAATAATAAAAAACCCTAAGAGTTTTTAATTCTTAGGGTTAAATCTTTTACATCATTTGTTTGAATTAAGGTAGTCGAAAACATTAGATTCAAGCAAACAACAAACGAAACGAAACAAAATGAAAGTACTAAGTTGTTAATTAATACAAATATAACACAACTAAAAGATTACTCAAGTCTTTACGCCAATAATGTTTCAAAAAGTATTAAAAGACAAATACGTTCTAATGCCTTTCAACTTGAAAGGTTTATCTTTTCATCTTTTAAGTCTTTAAGAAAAAAATTAAAAGAAGATCATAACAAGTCTCTTGTCTACTCTATTCAACAATCTTTATTTCTTGCTGGTAAGTATAAGTTTTCTAATAAGAAAGCTACTAAGAACGTTTTTCCTTTAAGATCTGCATATCTAAATCTACCAGTATCTGGACAAAGAATATTTGATTATATTTGGAGCTTTGGAAAATCTGACTGGATATGTCCAAAGAATGAAACTATAGCTAAAAAAACTTGTTGTTCTATTTCTACTGTAATTAGGTATAAAAGATTGTTTATTGCTAATGGTTGGATGTCATGCCACCAAGTAAACACTACTGAAAAGAAATATGAAGTTAATAGATTAAATAAATATACTCCATTTTATTACCAGTTACATATTTCACCTTATTGGTTTAAGGGGTTTAAAATATGGAAAAAAGCTACTAATTTTAGAATAAAAGCACTACGGTCAAACCAGCACCAGATGCCTCATATAAAAGATGACATACAGAATATAAATATTTATATAAATAAGATCTTAATTGATAACCTTATGCCTAAGTCTACCTTTGTAAGCAAGACTATTATATGGGAACAGTTAAGCAAAGAAGAAAAACGTAAAATTAAAGTTCTTGGTATCTTAAACGGAGAAGAAAATATACCGAAGTCGTTGCATAATGCACTTGGTTTTATGAAAGGTGATTTAGGTTACAATTCTGAAGATCGTCAAAGCGGTCATTATAGTATTCATCAAGAACGAAAATTTCAGCAGGCAGGCAAACAGTTTCAGTCTTCCTATGAAAGAAATCAGGGAACTAAAATTGTATTTGTTGGGGAGCATTTTATAGGTAAGGACGACCCTAGGGTGCAAGAAATATTAACCAAAGAACTTCGTATAGCCAAAAAGATAGAGATAGAAAAAGAAGTGCTTCGCGATTCCGTAATGGAGACAGCTAAAGAAGTTGCAACTCTTGAACCTTCAATGAAAACTATGCTTTTATTACGATCTAAATTAACTATTCAAGTTCAAGAAGAGTTTAAATATAAAAGAGAAAACGCTAAAACAGTAGCTGAACAAGATGAAATTGTGATTGAATATAAGCAAAAATTAAAAGATACTTTCTTAGCAAATGGTATTATAGCATGAACGAAACTACTTACGCTATGCCAATATTATCGTCCCTAGATAGACACTCGAACCCTGAAAAGAGCCAAGCGTTTTATGATGCTTATCTTTTAGCGGGTGTGACCATGTCTGATAACACTGCCACCCAAATAAAAAAATTAAAAGCTGCTATTCTTGATGGCGAAGACTGCCTAAAACAAGTAGAGAAAAATAAACTTAATAATAAAAATCCTCATATGGCTTTTATTTTTGATCATGGAATATCAAGTATTGAAAACAATATTAATCATTGGCAAAAAATTTTAAAAGTCGTAGACGACACTTTATTTTGATGATAAGTTAAGGTCAAAATTATAAAAAGAAGGGGAGAAGAATGTTGATTATAATACCTCAACACCCCGAAGATCATAATGAAGTATTGTTAAATGTTTGTCTTGATAATTGGCTAGAAAATCCAGAAAACTTAATTGAATTAACATCTTTTAAGAACTGCCCCCTTAGTTTTCAGCTTACTTTGTGTTACCCTTACAAAGTATTTGCAGCATTTCAAAAAAAATATCATTTATCTATGCCACACATCCAAGAACTTAATAAGTTTTGGTTTGAAAAAGTTTGTAAAAGAATAGGATACAAAAACACTATTAGTATTTTTAACGCAAGTAAAGTGTATAGTGAGCAGGCTAAAGTGGTAATAAATATTTCTTTATTGGAACAAGAAAAAATAATAATAAAAAATAATAGATTTAGATCAAGAACAATGAATAAATTGTTAAGGATGGAAAAAAATAATGACAATATATAGCAGCCGCACCAAAGCGTCAGCGCCCACCAAAGGCGTAGCCGCCACTAAAGCTTCAGCGCCCACTAAAGCTTTAGCGCCCACCAAAGCGTCTAAGCCAAAAGCGTTACTAAAATTAAAAGAGCCACAAAGCGGCAGCGCCCATCAAAGCATTCCCATCCACCCTATCACAATACCTGCTAACTGGAATCATATTTATGATCAAGAATCGTTTCAGATTCATCCTGAAAAAGATGGCTATTTGAAAAGATTAGCTTACACTATGATCGAATATGCGATTCGTAATGAAGATGCGTTGGAGGTTTTAGACTTTTGTATTGAATATAAAATATCAAGACGAACTTTATATGATCATGTAGACCAAGATAAAGGTTTTAGAGAAGCTTATGATTATTTTAAGTTAATACTAGCAAACCGTAAAAGACGTGGAGCTATGAAAAAAGAATTTGATTATGCAGTTGTAAAAGCAGACCTTTATAAATATGATCCTGAGTATATCAGCTCAGATAAATACCAAGCTCAACTAAAACAAAGTGAAAGTTTAGGCAACTCTATTTTTGTAATTAATAATAATATTCCAGAAATCATTAGCAAAGAACAATTAGAAGAAGAGTTTGACGACGTTAACAAATAGTTAATACTATATATAAAAAAAATTTAGATGCAAATTGTTGCTATCACCTCTTTAACAGCTCTGGGAGCTACTTATGAACATAATAACTCTTAAAAACGTATTGACAAATGGCACTAATTACGAACTAGAATGTGCAATAGATGATTACATTGAATTTAATAAAGAATCAAAGTTTAAAAACAAAAATCAGCTCCTACTCTTTAAAAAGTTAGAAGCTGATTTTGATTCTGTTAGTTTTGATACTAAAAATTATTTAATAAAATATATTGAAGACATGGAGTATAACGATTACAAATTTATTTAGAATCGTCACTGCATAAAGCATATTCAAAATTGATTAAGAAAAAGTCTATATCTTCTAGGTCCCCTTTAAGGAGAAAAGAAATAGAATTATCTTTTAAAACAGAAATCATTTTAAAGTTTTCAGCTATAAAAGTAATTTCTTTATTTGTAGCCATAAAAGTATAACTATCTGTTTTGCTTGCGTGTATTATACAACAAGCTAACAAGTAATACTCATATTTGTCTTCAAAGTGATAATCTTGAGCAAAGCAATATTCTTTTAATATTGTTGTTGTTTTTGCTTCTGTTTCGATTAGTCCAAATACCAATAATATATAGAAAAATATTGTCATTTTATTTACCAAAATGTTTTATGATAGTTAGTTCTTTTAATTCATCAATACGCGAAGGTGAAAGCTCCAATAATACACGTTTTTTAAAATCTTGATGTGTGTCTAAGAAACTAATTAAAGGCTTAACAGCTTCGTTTTCGTTTTCTCTTTTAAAATATAACACTACAACGTTCATACTTAGTTCAAAGTACTCTATCAGTTTTTTTTCTATTGGTAAAAGTTCGTTGATTGTCACTAACGTTTTCATTTTGCTCCTAAAGCTAACATTAAGCTTATTAAACTAGCATTCTTTTTATGGTCCATTCTAGCCCAGCCTAAAGCAGTTGTTCCGTAACTATTTTGAGTATTAATATCACAGCCAAGAGATAGTAATAAACGTGCTATGTCTTCACGATTATTGCAAATAGAATACATTAACAAGGTGTTTTTAAACACGCCTTTGCGTTGATTAACTGACACTAGTTTTTTAGTAACAAGCTTTTCTACAACAGTCTCGTAGCTGTCTGTTCTCAGAATAGTATCAACGTTACTGTCTTCGTGAAATGAATCAGAAGCAAAGAAAGAACTACACTCCATCATATCAGGGTGAACACCTCTCCAGACCTCAGAGTTTTTAACTATTGCTGACCTGCAAAATGAATCACTATTTTGTTCCATATGTTTAGCAACCATATCGGCTGCTTCTGTGTCTATTTCTGTTAGCTCTTTATCAAAACGCCTTAGTTTTTGTAAAAAAACAATCGTTTCGCTTTTGGGTGAAAGTTTTTCTTTTGGAGCTGAAGAAGATTCTAAATGCTCAGCATCATAAGGACTAACTAGTTCCCATCTGCATCGTCTAGTTTCATCGGTTTCATCGTCGCTAATTTCTTCTTCTAAAAACAAAGGAGTCGAAGACGACTCTAAAGGCAAAAGAGTTGAAAAAGCTTTATCAGTTATTTTTCTGTGTGGTCGTTTCCATTCAGCAGGAGAATGACCGTGCCATGAACAATTAATCAAAGCAAAACTTATAAATAAAATTATCATTTTAGCTCCCGTATCTGTTATAATTTATATCGTCTCTAAAAAATCTAGGCAGATCATTATTGCCATACATAGCCGCGGCTTTCTTCCTATCAAACTCTTCAGATGTTAGCCCTTTCTTTGTTTTATGGAGTGCAAGGCATAAATATCTTAGAGAGTCTGCGTAGTTGGATGCCCAATTATGTAAGGGTTTATTTAAATATATATTTTTAGAATCGTCAAATTGTTTGCGATAATTTTCTAACGCATCAATTAAGCTTTTACATTTTTCAGAATCTATCCAAAACTTAGAAAAGTTAGCCAATACGTTGTCAATACCGTCGATTATAGGCACCTGTTCAATTAACTTAAAACTGATACCTAACTGACGGGCTTTTTCGTATCTTGTTACTGCTCCACCGCCCCACTCTCTGACCTTAATATCATGAGGAGCAAAGTGATCGCCGTAGTTATATGGTTTATTTTGCAAAGTCTTAACGTAGTGATCTAATCCATGACCAGTACCACTGTAACAATCTATTATTCTAACAACGGTTGAATTATCTACCTGTTGCCAAAAGATTATTGTTGTGGCGTCGTTAACCCCAATATCCCATGCGGTATAAACCAACAAATTAGGTTCCCAATTGATATGATTTATTTGTCCCCTTAGCTTTAGTTGATCCAAGGCTTGTCCGTAATATGAGCCACTTATGCCTCGCTCAAAACTACATTCATATTCTTGTAAAAACAGCCCTTCATCCATTTGAGATCTCTCATTAGCTAAAACAGATTGAGAAATATGTTGAATCTCAGAAGCTTTATGAACTATAACTTTCCATTCTGGTAATTCCTGAGCAATTTTATACAAAGAAAAGAAATGATTTTTACCTCTAGGTGTCCCGTTAATAATACAAGTCCCACCATTAGCAGCTAAAATAGGTCTAATAAAATTAAATATATCAGGTGGCATCAAGCTGTATTCAGATAGAACTATAAAAATAGGGTTAGTACCAACTAAAGACGTGTTGTAGGAGTCGCCACCAATAACCTGAATAATGCTATCGTTCTTTAACTTTATTTTCATTTCGTTTTGGTTCATGGAAGCAATTAGTTCATGAGGTATAAAGTCGGTAAACTTAATACCATCAATAGTAATAGCATCCCAAATAGCTTTTCTACCTTGAGAATAAGTGGGTAGTACATAAAATACTAAACAAGTGGAAGTAATTGCTTTTCTTATTGCTAGGTTCCAGCAAAGTATATCTTTGCCTGCCCTTCTAGATGCTATATATAATAGCCTTTTGCATTTGCGTGATTGGATTAGATCCCAGATTTCTGACTGATACCAACGTAATTTAAATTTATCTAATTTAACTTGTACTTCAACGTTCATAGTTTACCTTTTAAGTTAAAAAAAAAATGTAATGATTAACATTACATCTTTTTGTTTTATAAAGGTATCAAGCAACAAGACCATTATGCAAATATTATATCATAAGTCTTACGTATTGCTATATTATGAAAATGTAAATAATTATTTTCACCCGAGGACACAGTTATGCTAACCAAACCAGTTGAAACGTTAGACAATAAAGATTATAGTGCCATAAAGAAAAAAATGGATTTAGACTATCAAAATAATAGTTCTATTTGGCAAACCTTTTGGACAGAAAGTAATATTGATGTTCGCTTAGAAGCTGGCGATGTCTCAGTAATGGGAGATCTACAGGCTGGAGCATTACCAACTAATCGAAACAACTTTTATTTTAATCGAGTCAGACCAATAATTAACATGGTTTCAGGTCACCAAAGAAGAAACAGAAAGTCTTCTATAGTAGTACCGCTTGAAAATGCTGATCAACAAACAGCTGATCAATTTACTAAAATTTTATTGGGAATATATAAGCGAGAAGGTGTTTACGAAACTATTTCTGATGCGTTTCATGGTGGTTTAATAACTGGTATGACGTTATTGCATGTTTATATGGATTATACTACTGATCCTGTTAATGGCGATATTAAGTGTGACCCGTTATCATACAATGAATTCTTTATTGATCCTTATTTTAGAAAAACTGATCTTTCAGATTGTAACTTTGTATGGCGTAGATCTTATTTAACCCGTACAGAAGCAGCTGCTTTAATGCCTAATGAGTATGAAGCAATAATGGAACTGTCTATTAATCCAACAGGCACACCTAGAGATGGTAAGTTTCAGTATATGCCTGAGGCTACTGGTCAAACTCAAAGCAATAAAGTTTCTTATGATGAGTATTATTATCGTTCTTACAGGAAACAAAAGTTATTGATCGATAAGAACACTGGTGAATCTTTTGAAATAACTAAACAAACCGATTTAGATATTCAAGAGTTTTTAAACAACTATCCAGAAACTGAAGTCATAGAACAAAATGTTCCAACAGTTAGAATGGCAATTGTTATTCAAGACAAAGTCTTCTATGATGGTCC